TGCTGGACTCGACCAGTCCTAGCGATTTTATTTGCGTGATTCGATTTCATTTAATAAATAATGGGCAGCTTTTTTTAAGTCTTTTAAGTCGTCGTCTTTATATCCAGCTCGACATATATATTTGATTACGTTTCCAAGGTGATAGTTCAGGTTTTGATCTCTAATGAAATCCCATACTTCTATGTTTCCTCTCTGGTAGTAATCAGGACCGTCTGTTTTTTCTTTTAGCTTCATCTAAGAGTGGTTTAATTAAGTTGTTTAATTTGAAAACCTGTTCTTGTAACTTCATGTATAACTCCATTATTGTCTCTTTATCTATTTCATAGAGAGCCAACTGGATCTCTCTCATTTCCAAGTCCTGATGGAGAGTTAATTTTGTAGTCTCGAACGGGTTCCCAGAGGATTGGTTCTTTTTTCTCATGGTCGTAGTCGTCAGTAGTAAGTATTCGTGCGAGTCTTGCATTGCAAAGCGCATCCTCTTCAGTCATGTCCTTTTCTTCAAAGGTTTCAACGACTGCCTTCCATGTATATCCTTTCTCAGAAAATATCTTTTCAGCTTTTTTGACTCCAATTCCCGGGACACCTGAGTATCCATCTGTATTGTCGCCAGCAAGTGCTTGAATCAAGTGCCACCTTGCTCCCTCATCTGGAGAGATAGTGACCGTTTCTTTAAAGTCATATAGTTTCCCGGGAATCTGTCTCATGTCCTTGTCGGGAGAAACAATTATATTTCCGGGGTATTTTGTAGCGTAAATTCCGAGACTGTCATCCGCTTCGAGTGTGTCCTTAAGAATAACTTTGTATTCTTTTTTTAATTCCTCTATCACCCTTTTGAATCCACAGGGCTTTTTTCGTTGTCGATGACCCTTATATTCGGGCAGAATTTTTTTCCTAAAATTATGAGGGCTTGTAAAAAACAAGATCATCTCATCGTCAAACGATCCGAGGTCTTTCTGGACTCTATCTAAGTCTCTTTTCACGCATCTCATAGCGTCAGAGAAGTTAGAAGTAACGACTATAACGTCATTACCAAAATCCATTTCGGTTTCTGCACTAGCACAGCATTTATATACTATGTAGTCGCAATCAATTAATAATTTCATATTTAATGCACGTCAGCCCATGTTTTGCCGTGTTTTGACTCAGCAGCTATGGGACAACGTAAGTTGTAGTATTCACCGGCTAATATTGCTGATGCTTCTAATCCATATCGTGTTGCGACTATGTATTTAGGTTCGCATTCGTATTGAAGTTCATCATGTACGAAAGCTAATTGGTGATTGTGAACATGGTTCTTTTTGAACAGTTCATTGGCTATAACCATTTGCCGCTTCGCGACGATTCCGGCTGAGCACTGAAGCAAGTAGTTCAGTCCTTTGTGCGGTGAATCGACCAGCACCCTTCGTCCGTCACATGCCAGCAGGAACCCATTAGCAGACTTAGCTGCCACCGCTCCCAAAAGTTCAGACAATCCTTCGATTGCAGATACAAAAGCTTTTCGGATTTCGGATCCCTTTTTTTTAGCTTCCTTGGGTTGTAAAGAGTTATCATAACTCGTACCTATTTTTTCGTTTCCAGCACCATACAAGAAGGCATAAGTTACAGTCTTGACTTGGCGTCTGGTGATTCCTATTTTGTCTGCGTTTACCTGATGAATATCATCGTTAAGTAAAATATCGGCGTATCGACCCCCGTCATATCGTCCTAAATAATGAGCTAACATTCGTAGCTCTATTCCAGATAGGTCAGCACCTACCATTATGTTTCCCGGACTAGCAGTAAATAGTTCTCTAAATTCTTTATCCGCAGGACATTGACTAATGTTCGGCTTACGATGAGCACATCTAAATGTGTTCGTACTAACCGAGCAATGGTGATGTATCCGATTATGGGTTGTACATAACTTTAGCCAAGCGTTCACGCCTTGCGATATCATGCCTAGCTTCTTCTTCAGATCCAAAGCTTTCGCACATAACTTGCAGAAGGGATGTGATATCTCCTTCAATATAATCTCGTCGATAATTAGTTTCCCAGTCTTCGTAGTCTGGGTCAATGTAATGTTCAGACGATTCTTTAAAATCCATGCAATATGGTCTCGTGAGGTTGGGTTAAATTCAACTAATCTTTGGAGTTCTGCTCCCTGTTTATATCCTTGTGTAGCGTTATCTCGTTTAGGAGTGAACATCTTTCCTCCAATGAGAGGGAATTTTCCCCGAAGTATTGCAACAGTTGCTTCCATCTCTCCTCTGAGAGATGACTCAAGTTGCTGAGCCTTTTGTTCATCAAATGACCATCCATGTATTTCTTGTTCTGTTAATATTTCTGCGACTCGGTGCTCTAGCCGACACGAGTCAGGTAAGGGCGGAAGTGTTCGCATAATTTGGTGGTAACTTTTACGTCTTGTTCGCAGTAATCCTGCATTTCTTGGCTCCACTCTGACCAGTCAGTAGTTTTGCCAAATTCGCCTTTATATTCTCCTAATCTGTAGCCATAAGCTTCTAAGCTATGACGTCCGTATAGTTGTAAAGGCATTCTCGGCCATTGTCTTTTCTTATCTATGTCAATCATATTTGGATGATATAGTCTAGATAAAATTAAAGTGTCGTAGAGATTAGCCTTAGTTTTAAACCAAGGGTAAATCTTCTTGAACACGGCTAAGTCATAGTTAATAATATTGTGACCGGCTATGACGTCAGCCTCTGCAAGCCAGTTCAGACCTTCTATGATTCCATACTTATCACTAGGTATGTCATTAAACACATGACTTTCTTTAGTGTCCGTGTCATAGATGGCTAAGCAGTGTATTTGTGAGACATTAGGTAATAACCCATTAGTTTCGCAGTCAAACACGAGCATTCTTTTTCCCCGTGTAAGTTTTATCTTTAAATTTTGCTTTTTTAACTGCTTTTTTACTAGGTGGGTTAGGTCTCTGTAACTCAATATCAGAAGTCTGTTTGGGTATTGAGAATTGGGTCCTTAGTTTCATTAAATCGACAGGTGGTTTTATCGTATTGAAGTTGTGCAGCTATACCTGTTTCGCCTGAATATCTGTTCTTGAGAACTCGTAATGTAGATACATCATTCTCAGCTTGTTGATCTCGCTCTAAAGCTAAAACTGTGTCAGATAGCTGGCTTATAGCTTGGCTGCCTCGTAATTGTCCGAGTGAAACTTTTGCTCCATCGGTATGATCTTTATCTGTTTGCGTACGTCTTAAATGTGATACTAGAAATAAACTGATACCAGTTCGTTCAACTAATGACCTTAACTTAGTCATAGTGGTATCTATCATGCGTCTTTCATCGCCATCTAATCCCGACAGTAATATAGACAAGTGGTCGAGGAATATGATTCTGATATCCAATCCCAATGCCATGTATTCAATTCTGTTGTAGATGATGTCGGGCGAAAGACTACCGAAGTGATCGTATAAATAAAGATTCCAATTGCTAATAGTCGTATCATATGCAAGTTGTAGTACGTCTTTTTCGTGTTCCCCTAGATGCAAGGCTTGACCTACGCCAACTGACATAAGACCAAGAGCTGTTCGTCTATTGGATTCTTCTAAAGCTATATAACCAACTCGTTCGCCTGACTGTAATAAATCTGTAGCAAGCTGACGACAAAAGGTACTCTTACCTTGCCCAGTCCCTGCTGTTATAGTGGTCAATTCGCCAAAGCGTATGCCGTGGGTTTTTTCTTGTAAACCTTCTAGTGAATATGTGTGATCGCATGGTGGAGTTGGTGTAGTTACCAATTCAAGGAGCGATTTCCCATCCACGATACCATCAGGTTGGTAAGGTTTTGCATCCCATATCGCACGGCGTATAGCGTCCGGATCATCATTCTGTAAAGCATCACTGGCATCCTTGTAAGGATCCGCCAAGTGAGCAATCTTAACTGTCCCTTGTGGTAAGAGAGTAGCCACTTGTTCCGTCGCTCGTAATCCTGCTTCGTCTTTATCAAAGAAGAGGATGATTTCCTGATAACCTTGTAAAAAAGGTATTTGTTTTTGAATGTCTTTTTTGGCTGACGCTGCCCCATGTGGGAGCGATACCATCGGCCAGTTTTCCATTGCTTGATAGCACGATGCAGCATCTAATTCACCTTCCGTGATAACAATGCGTTTACCGCTATTAGGGAAAAGATGCTGACCAAAAAGAGTGTCTGTAGTTTCGCCTTCATATTTGAAGTCCTTGTTTTTGGTTTTTACTTTGAACCCTTTAAGGCGTCCTGAGCTATCAAAATAAGGGAAGCGTAAGTATGCCTCGTCTCTGTAGATTTTAAAAAACTGGCATACGGCTTCGCTAATTCGTCGTTTTTGCAGCCTTTGGGCTGATCCTTTGAAGTTAACATTTGTCTGCATTTGATGAGTGTGTAAGTCACCCTCCCCCGGTATGTAGGTTTGGCAACTAAAACAATAAGAGTGCCCGTCCGTGTACACGCTATTAGCGTCGGACGAGCCACAAGTTGGACACGGTTCGTGTCTTAAAAATTCGCTGTCGGTCATGTAAGCCAATCAACTGGTATGGCATGATATGCACACCATTTAATTCCGTATCGTTTGCACCATTGTGCATACGTCGTCTTTGATTTCTTAGATATTTTTTTATAAGGGTCTTGAAAGACCATGCGTAAATC